GGTCGAAGTAAAGAGCTCATAGAGCGCCGAAATCGTGACCTCTATAAGGACTACCGCCACCTTATGGATGTGAAGAAGCTGCGCTACTCGGCAATCATCACCATGCTCTCCGAGAAGTATTACATCTCGGAGTTCACGGTGCTTGACGTGCTGCGCTCATGTATCCGAGAGGAGGATGAACCCAAGGAGTGCAAGAAGGAGTTTACAGGCTTTAGGGTCTCTCGATGGAAGTCTCGAGCGCAATCCTCACAGGAGAGCTTGGGGGAGTTGTTTGTCGAGTGATAACCTCTGACACCCGACACGTGTAGGTCTCCTGGTAGACCTTAATGCCATGATCAAACGTGTAGAACTTGCTTTCTATTCGGACTAGCCCTGACCCCGCACTTCCCGACGGATGGAACCCCTGGAGGAGTTGATGCATGCGTGCGCGCATCTCCTCGCGCTGTTGGATGAACATCTCTGTGCCACTACCGACGTGGGTGTCCTCATAGCAATCGATAAGTAAGCGCGCCTTGATGCGTGCTTCTCCGAACTGGCTCCCCCCTTGTATTTCACTCCAGTCGACCTGCTCCAGGTCAACAAGTACTGCGGGGTATGTGAGCTCATACATGAGCTTACCATCGTCATCTACAACCTCCAGCTGTCCATAGTCTTCGTCTACGACCATTAGCTCGGGCATACCATTAGAAATATGCTGTATGATGGGCAGAATTAAATACTCCATAGTTATTCCTTGAGTGCGTTATCGCTAACCTTGTTAATACTCTTGATGATCTCTTCGTTGATACGCTCGCGTAGCTCCTTACTTTCGCCGATGAACTGTCGCTTAGGCATACGTACCTTGATCATCAGCTTGTCGCGTGCGCCTAATGCTATGCGCTTCCACTTCTCGGCAGCCTCTCCTCCCTTGTCTCCCCCAGCGTGGTAGTACTGCGCCCAAAACCACTTGCGCATTTTGGGCGTGACAGTGGGGTTAGAGATAAGCATACCGCCCTCATTGTGTATGCGGGCATAAGGGACGGGGTTGTAAACCAGTACAGATGCCCTACTTGGCACAGCCTCGATACTACTCATCAAGTGGTTGCGTGCAGAGGTGAGCGTACGGTACTGAGCTGAGGTGCTCGATCCCCCCTCTCGCTGGGCACGCTGCCATGGGCGTAAGCCTCCATCGACGAACCCCGACTGTCGGAAGTTAGCCTTGTAGTGTTGCTTCGCCAGGACCGCAACCTTGCGAGGTAAGACTACATTGATCTCCTTCTCATACTCTGCGGTGAGTCGGGTAATGACTTTAAGGAGTTTAGCAGATTGCATTGTAAAAATTAATGACTATCTTTGTTTTGGATCTAGCCGTTGAGTAATCAGCGACTGGAACCCCCCTAAGGGAAGCCTCATGGCTTCCCTTTTTTAGTTTCGAAGACATGTGCCTTGCCTTTGTGGATGATGACTATGATTCTCTCCTTTGAGCTTCTCTCGAGGTAATTATTGACATAGGCTGTGACGACTTTCATGTCATAATTGGACGGTATCTCGATAGCGAAGTGCGTAGCCTGCTCCTTTGCAGCAGAGATCTTATTGTGGAGCTTCCCCTTCTGCTGTTCAGCATCAAGTATTTCGGGTTTATCCTTCATCACCTTTGCATCAAATAGTCTACCTCCAATCAAGTAGTCGGGGTTTTTCCTCTCAACAACGCCAGGCGGATGAAGAATAGCTCTTCTGCTTTTTGCGTCCTTGTCAGAGGGATCTACATATGGGAGTAGGTAAACCTTCTCACCTAGTACCTCTGTCAAGATCTTTGCTACACGTACATTTTCATCAAGCTCCGTCTTTAGATGATGCGGACTTACGTAAATCTTCCCCTCATACCCCTCAACCTCTGTGTAGGTTTCAGATAGAGGAGGCTTGGCAGAAGTCTCGTGTATCACCTTGTCTACATAAGGGCAATTGTGGCAGTCCTTAACTCGATTAGAGAGGTGCTTACGCACCCATCCTTTAATACCCTTAGAGGAGTAGAACGGGCACTTGGAGCAGCTTTCTGGATAGTAGGGGTGCTTATCCGTGATGAGCCCCTTATAGGCGGGGTTTCCTTCAAGCCCGCGCTGTGCCTGATGCTCAGGCTTTGCAGCCTCCTTGCGCTCTTGTGGATCGAGCCGTTGCACATCAGCATCGGTGGCGTCTAAAGAGCACTTACAGTTCCAACGATCACCTGGCCGATGCTCTTGCCAGAAGGGGTCGTCGACAGGCAGGATGACTGGTTTGGCCCAGAATACCTGATGGCTTGACTCAGGGGATACCGACGTGGTAGGCATCCACTGCAGGTTGGGGAAGATGTCTTTGTTGGCTTCAAACTCGAGCCAGTCAGCCGCCTGGTGAGCACGTATGACAGCGGTGTCGTACTCTGTGCGAAGCCACGAGCCAACCTGATGGCGAGCTATGGGTGCAACGGCCTTGCGCCACTCCTCGAAGGAGCGGAGCTTCCCGTCCTCCCCGATGAGTCGCTCTGCCATCTTTGTTCCCATTGCGTGAGTCTTGAAGACGGAGAACACCTCGTTGGAGTGGCGGATGCTTCGCAAGAAGCCTTCCTCGTGGGTCGGTGGGTTTATGCTCTCGGAGAGCCCTTGCACAGCCCCAGAATTCATAATGCGCAGCACCTCCCTCCACGCTGTTGGCTCGATGTCGTTAGAGACATCAAACCCGTCGTATATCTTGTGTAGGAAGCCCTCCAGTACATCAGGGGAGAATACCGCCTCTGGTGGAGTGGAGTTGCTTATGGATGAGCAAGAGGCGCAGGGACAACCATAGTAGAGCTCGTTGATCAGAAGTCGTTGTCCGCCCCGAGAGGAGTCTCCCCTGGGGCTAAACCGAAAAAATGCGCCAGTCTGTCCTTGATCCCCTTGCTTCCCTTGTCATCTTTCGTTGGCTCTTCGGGCGGCGTTTTATCATCCTTCGAAGCCCCACCGAGGGCATCATCAAGCGCTTTGCGACGTTCCTCAAGTTCGGCCATCTGCTCGTCGAAGTCCTCGGGCTTTTTCACCCCGAGGGTCTCGTACACGTCGTCAGGGTCAAGTGGTAGGTTGAGCTGCTGCATCTTGAGGTAGATGTCCGCTTGACGCGCGGTGTCAACCTCCTTGCGCTTTGCGTTGACAAACTTCCCACCCGAGACATTGAATCCAAGTGACTCAAAGATGGGGAGCATGTAGTAGTTGAGTACATCAAGCACAGTGTTGCAGTCATCTTCGTTGAGCTCCTCCTCTACCGCCTTGTGGACAGTGCCGAGTGCTTGCGTGCCTGTGGATGACGCCGAGGTGGTGAGGGTGTTGCCAAGGACACGTACGGCGATCTGGTTGTCCCAGTAGTCCGTGAAGTCTTTGAAGAGCTCAGATGTGCCAGACTTCGCATTGCTCTCGACAAACTGGAAGTTGCTCTCCGCTGGGTGGATATACACGGCGTTGTTGCCTCGCTGACGGGCGTCAAGGAGGAGCTGTCGACGTGTCTCTTCGTCGCCAGCATTATAGGTGTACTCCTGAATCGGGATTGCGTATAGCTCGCAGTACTTAGCCCAGTCTGCGTAGTTATTTCGCTTATAGAGGACAGCTACGAGGATTTGAGCCAGGATGCCAAGGTCACGCTCCGCTCCGACGAACAGCATGTTGGGGAATTCGGAGATGGGAGTCCCATTGCTGTCTGTCTGGTGCCTGAGTAGGACCTGATTGACGGGGTCGTAGTGCTTGCGAGGTACGGAGTAGAAGCGGATGTCCCCCTCATCATCAGTATAGAACTGTAAGAGCGAGAATCCCCAGAACTGCGCCAGGATGATTTCCTCGCGCAGCTGCTTCATCCAAGGGGACGCGAGCTGGCGGTTGATTTCTTCGTCGGGTACGCCGTCTCGAGAGAATTCAATGGGAACCTTAGTAACCCCTTTGAGGCGCTTGGCTAATACCCCTGCAAGGTGCAGGTCCATGAGCGCCGACTCATACATATCGTATAGTCGAGAGCGGAAGGAGAAGTCTACGGCCTTTGCGGAGTTGATCGCATTGATGTACTTCTGGATATCGAAGTAGAAAAGCTCAGGGGCGCTAAGGACGATGTCAACAACCTCTCTGCTGTTGTATGATCCCTCAGAGATGCGTCGAGCAGACTGAGATTCCGCCTTATGATACTGCTTCGTTTTNAGCACTCGGAGAGACACTGCTTGATGTGGCCAAGCGCGGAGAGGATGAAATGCTTGTATTGGTTGAGCGTGGAGACCTGATAATAGTAGGCCTCATCCTCGGAAAGCCCCATCTTGATGATGGTCGGCAGGTTCACTCCGTCAAAGAGCTTGGCGAAGGTGAACTCTCCGAGGAAGTTGCGCTGGTTGGTCTCGTCGAGCCATACGTGGCGAGTCACGGGTGTCTCCTCCAGCGTCGTGTAGCTGAAGCCACGAAGCACCCGATCGTCGCAGAGATCGTTGTATGGGCGGTAGATGACCTCCGCCACCTCATGCAGAGATGGGCGGTGATCAAATACTTCGGTGAGATAGGTATACTGCTTCGGGGCTCCCTCTTCGCTGTCGATCTCCTGGAGATCGTATGCGAGGAGGTAGCGCTCATTGAGCGGGTCGATGCAGTAGAGGAGCTTACCGCTCATATAGGGGTTGCCAATTTGGCGATCTGTCGTTACCATTTGCTGAGGTCTGGTCTTTCGTCAAGAAGGAACTTGTAGTGCTTGAGCTTGCGGAGCTCTTCGGGAGAGGAGGCTTTGATCACCTTGCCACGGAAGATGGGGACGAGGAATTGTCG